GCGCCCGTCAGGAAAGTCAACGTCCTGACGTACTTGCCCGCCGCTGAAATCTGTGCCTGAAGCATATTGCCGTGTTGTTGTTAGGTTTACATACGTTGGTACGTTGTATATCCCTGTCATGCCAATGGATGCAGACTGCTTAAATACGTTGCTAAACCCTGCTGCGTAGTCCTGTGGGTTTGGGTTTGTAGCACGTATGTCTGGAATTGACAGCTGATTTGACAAGCGCACCTTGCCACTGATGTCAACACCGATGGCTGTCATGTTGATGTCCGTAACACCATTATCGCCTGCTGCTAGTTGAGTGCTGTTGCGTGAGCGTAAGTCATCAAGTGTAAGGCCTGAGTCGCCAGCGGTATTGGTGTCAACAACAGCTTGACCGTTATGGAAAATAGCGTCTTGTGTATCTGTAACACCGTCTGGCAAGGCTCCAGTGATTGAGCCTGAGCGCCAGAAGTCTGAGCCAGCCAAGCCTACGTGTGTGCGCCAGGTTCCATTGTGCCACTCGAATGTGGAGAAGTTTCCTACGCCGATGCTGATGCCATTGATTGTGAATGGCACTGTGCCTGAGTTTGCAACTGATACAGAGCGTCCATTGGCTGCTGCGTCTGTAGGTGCAGGCAGTGTAAATGTTTGACCTGCTGTGGTCTGGGCGATACCTATATCGCTAATAACATCAACTGTAGCTGCTGCTGTACCGATTGGCCCTGTGGCCAAGTTGCCTAAGTCAACACGACGGCGTAGTAATTCTGATTGGAGTTCCATTTATTATCCTTATGCGTCGATAGATACACGGTAGCCAGGTGCTGGAACCGCTACAGGGAAGTTCAAAGTCACTGTATTGGTCGATGTTTCAACGACATTAACAGACACCAACGCACCGTTCAGGTTACTGCGCACCTCAACTTCAACTGGGCTGAACCCTAAGTTGTGCGTGATGATTATATTGCCTGCAAGCACAGGACTGATGACTTGCCGGAATACGTCATTCTGCTGTGTGACAATGCCATTCACACCTGATGTTAAGCTCATTGTTTGCTCCTAAAAACTAAGTGCTGGGACCCATTGCTGAGTCCCAGGGTTTAACTATTAGGCAGATGCCCAGTTAACTACAACGTAGCCAGCGGTTGCTGCGGCAGCCACAGCGAGTGTGGATGCTTCTACAACGCCTGCTGCTGCAGGAACTGTAACAGGCACAATGCTGATGCTGTCGATAGAGCCGATAGCGCCAGTAGCTGAGTCTGTAATGCCTTCATCTGCCAAGTCGAAACTGTATGTTCCGCCTGCTGGCACGGTGAAAGTGCGAGTTGCTGCTGCGCCCAAGGCTACAACACCTGCTGACAATGTTACAGTGCCTCGGATTACGTTGCCTGACACGTTATAGATTGTAGCACCTTGCTGTGGCTGCAAGTTGTTAAACACCATAGGGACGCCAGCGCCCGCTACGATGGTACCTACTTGCGACTCCAGCTCTTTGGCTAAGTCGGGGGCGATTGGTGCTGAAAAGCTGCCGTTTGTGATTGACATATTAAGTCCTTTTAAAGTTTATGGTAGTACTGTGGATGTGACATGCACGTCCGTTCCGTTTGCATCAATGGTGAGGTTGGAATATCCCAGTGTATCCCACGCATCTTGCCCTGTGACCGCTGACCAACTCCAAGTTTGACCTGAGTACAGCTTTGTTTGATTGCCGAAGTCGTCCGTTATGATTGCTTGTTGCTGGCCGACGTTCGTTACTGTGATAGATTGAACATGTACCGTGCCGGTTGCCGCAACAATATCTTGGATTGAGCGAGCGGAAGAGATAGACTCGTGCCACACTAGAACTTTTCGGTCTGCGATAATCGCTGGGCAAGCACCAATAAACCCAGGGCCTGGGTCTGCCACTGTAGCTCCTGAGCCGTCTCGCCACAGGGTTGCAGCTAATGTTGGTGGCACAGTGCTTACATCGTAGAAGCTAGTGCGCTCATACTGGAAACCGCCTGCGCAATACTCTTCAGTAACTACGTCCAGCTTTTCAGCTGCGCAGTCTGTCAGTAGTGCTCTGTCACCAGTGTACGGTGTGCCAGCTAGTGTGTACGTCTCAATGATTGGCGCTGTAGCCAGTGGAGCTGTCGTGTCCCATGCAGTTATAACCAGGACCTTTGTTCCGTCCGGTGTACATAATGTTGAAAACTCGCGGTCAAAGTTACCTGATGGCTCGCAGAACTTTACGAGCTGCACAGCACCAGGTGCTGGAACTGTAAGTACCGCTTTGTTGTTTGCGACAGTTAGGGGCGCGCCCGTGCAGTCTTCGCCGACAAGTGGTACCGGTTGGTCTGGCTCGCAAATCTTTACGTATGTAGCCATGTCGCATGGCGTTTGGTGTGCTCCTGGAAGCGCTGGGCCTGCTACTGCAGGTGTAGGTAGTCCTGGTGTTGGGCAGCAGTCAGACATTTATCAGTCTCCGAAGTGTGCGTGTGCGGCGTCTAGCAAGGCTTGGTACTTGCTGATGTCCCGTGATGTTGACTCAAATACAATCGGTTGATGCCAGCTGAGCTGCTTCTTACCGTTGATGAGTCCACCGTTTGTGAAGGCGTATTTAACCTTCTGGTCGTTGATTCCGTTGATTGTTACGATACCAGGCTCAGTGACACGGGCCCATAGGCGAAGGCCGTTGTGCCAGAGCTCATCGCCCGTTTGTGTGTTTTTTCCTGCTACAGTAATCATAAGCTGCATTATAATCTAACGCAGCTTATGCTTATCAGCTTTTAGATATTAGGCTTGTAGTTAGCGGATACCTGTCTCAGCCCCGGATGGTGAGAGCACTGCACCTTGAGGCATTCCTTGGTTAGACCTGCCGTCTAGCTGCGGGATTTGTCCGGCAGCCATAACTGGTTGTGATGGCATCTGGCTAGCAGATGCTGTCGCATGGTCAAGGATTGCGTTGTCCATGCCAAGCTCTGCTGCCGGTATGCCGCTGGCCTCAAGCTCACGGCGTACCGCGTACGCCTCGATGTCTTTAGGTATGGTGCCTCTATCAACACCTGTCATAATCATACCCAACACTGCTTGGCGTGAACGTGTAACCTCTTCTTCGGACAGAAGGCCTGTGATGCCACGTATCTGGATGTCTACGTCCATGCCTTCGGCGAAGCCTTTTTCGTTTTCCAGTAGCCAATGGAACAAAGCCTTCCAGCTGTTCTCAAGCGCGGTGTCCTCAGCCAACGCTGCTTCCTTAACTATACGCATGGCGCTTGATAGGCGTGCGCTGAACTCGCCAAGGCTAGCCTTACCGTAGTCCTGCCCGCTGTATGCGAAGGACGGTATGCCTGAAGCGCTGTCTGCTAGCTTAATGAGAGCATGAATCTCGCTCATTATGAGGTGGTACTGAGCGCTTACCGTCTTCATTGAGCGAAGCGGGTCAGGCGATGTACCACCGGTGTACATATCTGAGATTTCGTACTGCTGGCCCGGTAGGATATTAGTCGCGTCAGCCGGATTGCTGAACACCGTTGAGTTTTTCATCATCGGTGGCATCGTAGCCCAGGAGATATTGTTCTCAAACAGGAGCATCAGCGTGTTAATCTGCTCTTCATAGTCACGGATTACGTGTGGTATGCCCGCTACGTCGTATACGCCGGACCCAATCTTGTGGAACGGTATGATGCTGTACGTGCGGTCCAAGCCTTTAGGTGCTTTCTCAGCCTCACAGAGAATAGTGTGCCCGCCGCAGATAACGACGTGTGCGTTTATTGTGTCTGTTGCTGATACACCCTTAATGCCGAGCTCTTCCAGGTCCTGACCGTTGAAAAACCCCTCATGGATACACAGGTCAATGCTCTCATCAGGACCCCAGTAGTCAGCCTTGGTGTTTACCGTGTAGCTATCTGACAGCCAAGCCCTGTCTGTCTCTGCGAACTTGGTCAGTATTGTCTCAATGGCGTCACGCTTGTATCGTTTGTCCTGTGCCATTGCTACGAGCTGTGCTTTAGTAACTGTGGATAACTCTGTATTACCTGTGCACTCGTTCAAATCGTCTGCATCGTTGCTAGAGTAGAAGTTGGCTGGGTTTACGGAGCGGAACACCGGGCGCATCTCGAACTGGCGCTTAGTTCCCTTGCCTGAATGGTTCAAAACCTGCACGTTGGTCCAGCTAGGGAAGCGGGCAATGCCCATCCCATACAAGAATTGGTTGTGTGTTATCTGGCTGTACGCTTTTCGGAACCCACCTTGAATAATGTGGTCCCGCATCTTCATGGTTGCACGCTTAGCGCCTTCGGTTGCTATACCTACTAGGCGAACCTGCTCCACTTGCTTTAATTTCTGGGCTTCACGCAACATGAAGTCCTTGACAACCTTCTCTACCTTACCGCTTGAATCAATAAGCGAGTCTGCAACACCGTTGCCCCGCTCAAGTATGCGCTTCTTGAGGTCGTTCTCGATAGATTTACGGATTGTCTCACGGGAAAAATCGTCTAGCTCTGGCTCCGGCGTCGGAACACACGTCACGATACGGTCAATGGCGTTTACAGCAAGGCTTGTCTTCCAAGCGCGCGCAGCATTTACTTTCTCATTGGTGATAGACAGGTACCGTACCGGGCAAAACCCGAATGCTGCCTGCATCCGTGAGGCTAGCTCGATGTCCCAGGTCTTTTTGTACTGCTCATCTGCTTGGCGCAGCATGACGTCGAACGATTTGCCCTGGAACACAGGCGTTGACTCGCGCTTATGCTTCGCCTGCTTTAGGCGAGTCATAACAATCTCCGCTATTTTGTCCGATGCAGCTTCTAAATTCACGTTTTTAGCCCCAAATTGCGCCCGATGGCCTGTTTCTTTGCGCCATTATACTTGATAAGCGTGGCATCACTGGGTCAAGGCGCGGTACGACTGACTCTGATGGTCTTGCAAAGCTAACATTTCTGGCGTTATATATGGCGTAAGTCATTAGTGCGTCACACATGTGGCTTGACCAGTCGTGCTTTGGTCTTCCTGATGCCACTTTGTTAAGTTCGTCATACTCAAAGTGATATTGCTCGAAGCACTCAAGCGGTCTAGCGCAGGCTTCGTCACCTGTATCAAGGTTCACAGAGCTGTTTATAACCATGCGGTTTATGAGCTGTGAGCCCAAGGCTATCTGGTCAGACTTAGGCGTGTTGTTAGCGCGTTTAAAGTGCAGCCCTAGGCGTGCTGCCTGCTCGATTCGGCTCGTGCCCGTGCCCCACTCGCGGTTAGCTATATCGTGGGGCCCGATGTGTACGGAGTACAGGTACCCCTTGTCCTGCAGGACCTTAACGTAATGCTCAAGCCCGGTGTTATTGCTCTCGTAGTAGTCTATTAACCGTACCTCAGAGCCTACCTCTTGTAGAAATAATATGCAGGTAGGGTCCGCTACACCCAAGTCCCAGGCTGTCGCCACTGGGTATCGCGGGTCGTACTGGCATGGGGCGTATCGCCCGGCTTTCTTGAGCTTAGCCAGCTCTGCTGTCCATACGCCGCCGATAACTGCTGCGTCCCACGAGGCGTAATATTCCTGTAAGAATAGAGATTCGCCGAATGCAACGCCGTGTTCCTGCACGTAGGCATGGCGCTCAGCCTTAAGCTGGGCTGCTGTAAATACGCCTGTGTCCTCAGCGCTAAACGTGGCTACGTAAGACCTGGGGTTATCTTTGTGCGCGTTGTACAGCTTATAAAAATGGTTCTTGCCCCGTGGACTGGAGATGTGAATTGACCTTCCGGTGGTTTCCAACAACATGGGGCGTATCAGAGAAAAAGCTGCGGGGTTAGATAGCGCGGCTTCTGATGCCACGTACCCAACAATACCTGCACCAACCAAAGAGTCGGGCTGGTCACTACCGACGAGCTGGAATGTTGAGTCATTGACCAACTGCAGTAGCATTGACTTGTCCTCTCGCCGCTTTATAATTTCTGACGGGAAACAATCGTTGATGCGTGTGCGGCCCGTCCTAGCATTCACGCCTTCATAGATTGAACGGCGGGCTTGTGAGTATTGCGGCAGTGCGTAGAGGTAGGAGCCCACTCGCTGCATGGCGTTAATGGTCATAGCCTGCATTGCTAGAGCGTCCTTCCCATATCTTCTATGCGCGTTGATAACAACGGTATCAATGCTTGGGTCCATTAGCGCGTCCCACACCTCTTTCTGGTCAGGCCTCGGTTTCCAGTCGTAGGCAGGTAGTGTAATTAATTTTGACATATTGCTTTAGTATACCGGAAGCTCGTGGATGTATGTGTCGGGGTCAAACTTATTGCCTTTGCTGCAGTTGAGGCTATTGGTAAGTAGCTGCATATTGTGCGCCCAGTGCAAGCCGCTTACGTTTACACCGCGTAAAGGGATTATGTGGTCTACAACCAACCCTGCTTTTTTAGCTTCTGCATATATGGATACACAATCCTCGTGGTTGTACCAGGGAGGTGTTCTATTTTTCTTAGATATTTCTCGCCTTCTGTGCGCAGCTAGTTTTTTGTCTGGGTTTTCTTGCCGCCACTTTTTAGCGCGTTGTTGTTGCTCTGCTTTAGTGCGATTTCTATAGTCTGCTCTACGTGCATTTATCTTATCCGCGTTTTTTAGCCTGTAGTCTTTGCTGGCTTCAAGGGCTTTTTTCTTATTTTGCCTATACCATTCAGCACTCTTTTCTTTTATTTTTTCTGAGTTTGCTTTGTAGCGCTGTTCGCGTATTGCGGTTGTTCTGGCATATCTCGCAGATATTGCAGCTGCATTTTCTATAGCGTACTTTTTGTTGTACTCAGAAACCCGCAGTTTATTTTTTGCGCACCACTCTCTTTTAGCTGCTCTCTTGCATACTAAACACACAGTACTTGAGTCTTCGCGCTCATGGCCTTGTTTGCAAATTTTCATATCTTCTATCCCTAGACAATCCCTTAAAAGCTACAGGCAGAGAGCGGGATAGCACTCTCGTTTCGGTCCGGTTAATTAGTCCATTCCTAGCCTGTACGCGGATTATATCACACTAATCCCAAAAAGCAAAAAGCACAAGGCTGATGGCTACGCTCTGCATGGCTACAGCTACAATGAGCTGTGGGCTGAACGTCGCCCAGCCAGACACTATGCCTACGCCGTACACCAGCATGGTGAGGGTGAACAGCGCTAGGCCTGTGGCCCAGCTTACGATGAGATGAAGCGGCTCGCTCACTTCTTCGCTTTCTTTTTCATTACGAACTCAGGCGTCTTAGCCTTCTTCTCAGCAGCCTCTTTCTTCTTAGGCTCAGCCTTCTCATGCTTCTTCATTGCGGCTTTTGACTTATACACTTCTGGTTTCATGGTAGCTCCTTAAAATAATAGTTTACTTAATACACGCCCGATAGCTGTCACTGCTGCTGCAGCTATGAATAGGATAACTATGCACCCTAGCTTTTCTAGCAGCATACTGGTACCGGTGTAGTGGCAGTTGACTGGGTGTCACCTGTGGCGTGATGCGTCTGGCTGAATGCCATGGGCTCACAGGTGTCGATGAACACGCGGGCGGAGAAGCAGCAGCACGTAGGTGTACCGGCTGTTATGGTCCAGATGCCACGCTTAGGGAACGGGGTAGGCAGCGTTATTTGGAGCTGACCTGTTGGCAGCAGTGCTGCCGTCAGCGTCACACCGTTCATGTCTGGGCGTGACAGCCGTGCTGTGAACGGCGGCTGTGGAGTCCCTGAGCTTGGAGCGCATGGGCTTGGGTTCAGCAGGAAGCTGGGTGATGTGCATGGGCTGATTGTCTTCATATTCAATACCTTGTCTTTTCCTTGCGCTCTTGCGCGATGGCTGCCGGCGTCGCTGCGCGACGTTGCTTTGGCAGGGAGTTGTTAGCCCAGGGCTTTGATAGTTTCGTTATAACTATCCAACTCGGAGCCTTTGGCGTTTTCTTCATGCCAAGTACCGTCCTGCCAGGAACGCAAGCGTCAGGCCTAGCGCTATTCTAGCACCTTGACAGCAGGGGCAGTTTACAGCGAAGGCTTTGTTTAGGGTGGTTAGAGCTTTGGCTATGGGCTTGAGCACTGGCAGTACGTCTAGGTCGCAGGGGTTTAGGTGGTATAGCTTGTAGCGCTCATAGATGCTCATGCCCACTCCCCGTTCTTGAACTGCTCAGGTGTGATGAACAAGTGGCGATTGGCATCCACGAAACGCGCTGTCTGCTCGCGGACTGAACTGGCGCAGTTGCACCGCACCGTAAAGATGGTTGGTGCTCGGCCTGGCGTTGGCGATTTGCGATACATCAATTGGTTCTGTGCCACGATGTGGTTGGCTGGTATTGTCATTCCTGTATCCTATCAGGTTGTGGGTTGGTCTCAAAGCGCTTGGCTTTTATGTGTGTGAGCCCAAGGTGCAGGGCCTTCATAATGCGGTGCCGCCCGTCAAATATCTCACCGTCTTCGCTGAGCAAGATAGGTAGGTCTAGGTCTGCAGTGAGGACGTTGTTCATGTGTGCAACGAATGTCCGCATGTTTGTGCTGTACACCGTGCACGCTAAGTTCATGGCATCGAGCGGTAGCTCTACGGTTGGCAGTGATTCCGCTAGCTTAGCTAGGCGCGGCACGTTCCACCATGAGCGGTCTAGGTTGCACTCCTGCTGTGCAAAGGGGGCTGTTGGTGGTAGGGTCATTCTAGCGAGGGTAGCTGCTCATCGATGACGATGGACGGCGGTTTGTCGGCAAAGGTGTTAATCTGGATTGTCACGCCGCCTTGTTGTGACTCTTGGTTTTTCTTGTATTCAGGCAGTGTAGCGGTAGCCATCAAGGTAAGCAGAGAGTCCGAGTACACGCGCTTTGTCGCAATCCATTCTCCCTTGTAGAAAACGTCCTCGTCGATTCCATCGATTGCCCTACGGCTTAGCTCGGCTCGGATTGTATCGCTCCAGTCCTCAGCTGCCTGCTGCAGGTTGAGCGCAAAGGTCTCGCCCTCGGCTGTTGGCTTCTTGGTGTAGGCCTCAATGTCATGCTTCGTGAGTCCGGCTTGTCGTGCTGACTGCTGGAGTAAGCCCGTCTTGCGGTAGGCTGCCAAGAAGATGTCAGCCTGGGTCTGTGTGATTAGCTCGTTGGACATGTCACTGCAGTGTGAATGGCGCGGGTGGAAACCTGTCTATGGTGTACGGATTTTCCGCTTCCTCAATGTGCACGACCTGGCAGGTGTTTTCTGGCAGTAGGCCTTTAGCCATTGCATAGTCGTGTTCTTCCTGCGTCTGTAAGAAACGCAGTGACACTGGCCCGTCTTCCGTTTGCACGGTACCGGCGAATACTAGGAGGTCGTTTGGCAGAATCATAATTTCGGATTTTAGCACATGGCTTATACCCATGTGGTGAGTGTGGTTATGTTGCATTTATACAACAGATTTTAGCTTTTGGCTTTTTGACCCCCGCCTGTTGCCTGTGGCGTTTTGCCCAGGGTGGGGTAGGGGTGTGTAGACGAGTGGGTTTTGCACACTATAGCGAGTAGCACGGCCAGTAGGAGGGGGTATTTCGGTCTGTAGGCGCTGGGCGCTGGGCGCTGGGCGCTGGGCGCTGGGCGCTGGGCGCTGGGCGCTGGGCGCTGGGCGCTGGGCGCTGGGCGCTGGGCGCTGGGCGCTGGGCTTTAAGCCATAGGCTGAACGCCAGCCCTAAGCCACAAGCCCTAAGATGTAACAGTTTGTATCAGGTGCAAAAATCCCAAA